ACCACCTCCACCAACCGCATCAGCCCCTCCACCACCATCAAGTAGTAGTTCTACCCCACCACCGACTTCCTCATCAGGAAGCAGTAGTTCTGGAGGTTCTGGGAGCAGTTCTGGTAGTGGTTCATCTTCATCTACGGAAACAAAGACTGAAACCAAAACGGAGACTAAAACTGAAACCAAATCTGAATCAAAATCGGAGAGTAAATCGGAAAGTAAGACTGAAGAAAAGAAAGAAGAAACAAAATCGGAAAGCAAAGAAGAAAAGAAAGAGGAATCAAAGTCAGAGGAGAAAAAAGAGGAGAAGAAGGAAGAATCTAAAGAAGAAAAGAAAGAGGAGAAGAAGGAAGAAAAGAAAAAAGAAGAAAAAAAGAAAGTAGCAGCTAATCCAATGATGTTAGCATCTGATTTGGCTGGTACGGAAGATGCGGAAGGTAGATATGCAGTAATGATGAGTGTTGGTGTTTCTAAATCTTCAATGATGGGAGATAAATCATATTCAGCTACCGCACTTATATGGAGTACCTTAAATCAATTCGCATTAAGTGGTGGTATTACAAAGATGAATTTTGAGAACGGACAATTAAACGCAATACATTCATACGGAACTACATTTGCATATCTTAAAGGAACTATAATGAACCTTAACGGATATACTTGGATTAAACCACATCCTAAATACGGAACATTTGGATACAATGTAGGTGTGATTACTTTAATGATGCAAAACGCAGTTACTGGTGGATATGATGTTAGTTTAAGTTCATCATTGGTAGGATTTTGGATGAAACCATTTCCTTATAGTAGAAAAGTAACTCTAACTCCGCAAGTATTCGTAATGCAATCCCCATTAGCTTGGAATACTGTGACTGGTGGAAGTACTGTAAGTAGAACACCGGGAGCAATGGTAGGATTGGGATATGATTACAAATTAAGCAAAAGATTCGGATTTTCAGCATCTTATAAAGCAGCAATGTCCTTTGGGGATAGTTTTTCTTTATTAAATAATATCCAAATCGGGTCAAAAATGATATTTTAGAATAAATCAATATTTATACACATAAAACAATTAAATGGCAGATATTAAATTAAAATCTTTATTAAACGAATTCATATTTGCTGCAGTATTGGGTGGGACTCATCGTAGAGAAACCCCAGCTGCAAGAGCAAAAAGACTTGAATTGGTAAAAAAGAATAAAGAATTAAGAGATAAATTTGAAAAATTAAAAGTAAAAAATTCTGAAACTGGAAATGAAATATCTGTAAAAACAGCTATGGGATATCCAATCACACATCCTGCTAGAAAAGCGGCAATGGTATTGGCTACTCAAAATGGACTTAAAGGATATGAGAATGATATGGATAAATTTTACAAAGATAGAAAGAAAGAATATGATAAATTAAAAGCGGACTATCAAAAAAAGTAAAGATGAAAAAGGATTAAAAGGATTGTTAAATAAAATAAACATTTTTAATAAACATGAAAATCCTGATGATGATAATTATTGGAATGGTATGCAAAAGCAATTTAAGTATTTGAGTAACGATGATAATCACGAAATAAATTAAAAAAAATACATTATGAAAAATTTGTTGAACTTTAAGAATATAGTAATCGCAGTATTGATTATATTCGTTTTATTGGAGTGGTTTAACCCAGGTGGAGTTATGCCAGGTAAGAAAGTATTCATAGCTGGTAAAGCATATGAAGTAATTAAGCACGAAATCGATACGGTTGATATCGTAAAGACTAAAGTAGTAACTAAAAAGGGTGAAGATATCTACCATGAAACAATTGTGGAGAAAGAAGTAATCATTCCAGCTGTTATTGATACTATGGCTCTATTAAAAGATTACTATTCAAAGGTATTATATAAGGATGTGCTAGTATTGCCTGATTCATTAGGAACTGTGGCTGTAACTGATACTATTTCACAAAACAAAATCTTAGGTAGAACTTTTAATGCAAACGTTAAACAAAGAACTATCAAAGAAACTACAATCGTAAAGGAATTACCTAAGACTAAAGTATTCTATGGTTTAGAAGGTGGATTTAATAAAGCAGATTTTGTAAGTTCAGTAGGAGCTGGTGTTCTAATCAATACTAAGAAAGATAAGATATACCAATTAGGATTAGGTGTTAATAATCAAACAACTGATGGTACAAATGGTGGATTTACTCCATATGTTAGAGGTGGTGTTTATTGGAAAATTAAATTAAAAAAATAAATGATAAAATTATCGCAACTAAACGAAGCATCGGAAGTACAATTAAAAGATTTACAGCCAACTCAACAAAAGCAAGTAATGGCTTTTGAAAAATTAATTGGTGGTAAAGTAGATTCTATATTTGATGGAATACATGGGTTCATTGTAGATATAAAAGTAAGTGGTGGGCATGGTAATTATAGATTCGAAGCTGATGATTTGAAAAAATTATTATCTTTAAAAGTTCGTTGGATTGAAGCTGATGGTGATTACATTTCAATAGCATTTTAATATGATAAGTTTAAAAGAAGCATTTATAAAAGGACAAACTTACGGAGGAACTGCTTGTAAGGGTGGTTGCTTTATGGGTAAAGAAGGTTTAAAGAAGATAATTAAAATATCTAAAGAATTACCTAATAATGTTTTCATATTTAGAGATGATAACTACTCTGGATTACAACCACACTTTATTAAGAATGGTGTAGTTGCTAAAGCAAATACAATTGGTAACCCATCTTATGATTTGGAAAGACATAAAGTAAGAAATTTAAATATAGGTAAAGATGTAATTCTTTCTGTTAGATTATTTGAAGGAGTTAATGAATCCATAACCGAAGCAAAATCTGAGTATATGGTTTATCATAAAACATATACAACAGCTATCAATACTGCTAAAGAATATGCAGAAAAGAAAGGATATGAAGTTGATGATGAAGATGCATTTAGAAAAATTGGCATGGGCCCTAGAAAACCATCGGACGGTAAAACAAATAGATTCTCTGTTGAATTAACTAAAAATGGTAAACCTCAAAAGAAAATGTTACATATCCAAGTTTATGGTATGGGAACTTATAAGAGAAATTCAGATGGTTCTAAAACAAGAAGTTTACATGGTGGGCAAAACGAATATGAACTTAATTGCTATATCAACTAAATGAAACTTTCAGAGTGCATCATTGTATCTAAGGAAATTAAAGATAAATTTATCCTAGCTAAAAATAGAGATAGAGCTTATAACCCATCTTTAGAAATTGTACACACTATCATCGATGGTGTAGAAGTTGCATATCTGCATGATTTAATAACTGATTGGAGTGAAGGATTAAATGAGAACGGAATTGGTGTAGTAAACTCTGCACTATTAGTTGGACATGATGAAGCGGAACATAAGATTGTAAAGAAAGGTGGAAAGCCAGGACCTGATGGAGATAAGATGAGAAACATCATCAAACAACCTACCCTAATGGATGCGGTACGAGCTGCACTATCATATAAGGGTAAGAGTGGATTATCTTTGAAAGGTCATACATTTGTATCATCACCAAAACACATGGTTAGTATCGAAACTACATCAAAGCATAAGCCTGATGTTAAACTTCAAAACTCCGAATCGCCTGTTGTTCGTACAAACCACGGACACATGTTCACCGATGCTGGATACACAAATGGTGAGAAATATCTAAGTTCAAAAATGAGAAAGATATCAGCTGAGAAGTCAGTTGATAAAGTGGAAGATTGGAAACAAATAGCACAAGCTATGAGAAAGGAATACTTCCCAACAAAACCTCAATTGAATATGAAAAGAGACACTGAAGAAATGTCTACTTCTTCGCAAACGGTAATGAATTTGACAGACCGTATATTACAAATAACATACTTTAAGAATAAAGTAAACGAATTCAAAGGTATTAATAGACAACTACCTGAAGGATACCAACCTAAAATTACTATTGAAGTAATCCCAGTTTAATTTCAACATTTTAATAGAACCATATTTATATACATACAAAATGTAAATATATTAATATGTCAAACGATTTCGAATTATTTCCAGGTAAATCCCTAAATGGGTTATTTCAGGATATATACAACAACCAAGTACATAAGAAAGCAAGAATCAGCGATTTAATCAATGATTTAAAAAATATGGTTAGAAGTCCAAGCGATATGGGAAACCTAGGACCATTGATTAATTCATTAATAGATAGTTCGATTAAGAACGATGACCACTTGGTTAAATTAGCAGCTATTGCAACTAAGATTGTGGCCGCTGATAAAAAGACCGAAGGACAAGAAGGATTCTTATCACCATTTGAGAAAGAGCAATTACTTAGAGATTTAGAAAACACTAAAGAAGAAGTTGAAAGAGTGGATGATTTGGAATTTGAAATGGAGGAGTTAAAAAAGAAAATGAAATAATATGGATAGGCTAAGTAGGATATCGGCTAATAATAATGTAGATGTACAAAAGCAAGATTTAACTAAAAAAGTAGGTTTTGTTGCTCATATAATACTTGATGAAAACGATTCTCTTGCTAAAGCAGATAAATTAGGTTCTCAATCAATAGGGCAAATACGATATAGACAAAGTAGTGATTTATCAATCCCAGCTCAACAATTACCAAAAGCAAATCCATTTGATAAAAATTTTAAAAGTTTACCAATTTTAAATGAACAAGTTGAAATTTATGAAGGTGAGCAAGGTAATTTTTATTATAGAAGAATAGGTTTGGATGATAATCCCACAGAAACAGCATTTATAAATTCAAATGCAAAAAACTTTTCTCCTGAAAAGGATGAAAAACAAACTGTAAATAATTATCAATCTACCTCACAAACTAAAATTGTAGGTACTAATCAAGATGAATCAAAAGATGGGGGTTCTTTTGGAACGTATTACCAACCTCAAACAGGCGTACACAAATTAAAGTTGTATGAAGGTGATACCTTAATAGAAAGTAGATTTGGACAATCAATAAGATTCTCAGCTTATAATAATTCAAATGGAGAGCAAGATGAAACTGGTAATAGAAAACCAGCGTTTGCTCCAACATTAATAATAAGAAATAGAGAATCTTCGGAAAATAATAAAAAAGAAAGAGGAGTTGGTATAGAGGAAGATGTAAATCGTGATGGTAGTATTATAGCTATGACATCTGGGCAACATCAATCTGGATTCATTCCTGGTACTGTTGATGATAAAGGAAAATCTGATTTCAAAACACAGCCTGATTCATTTGGTGATTTACCAAAATTAATAGGAGACCAGATGTTATTGAGTTCTGGTAGAATAATTCTTTCATCAAAGAATGCAGAAACATTAATATATTCTAAAAAGAATTTTGGAATAGTATCCGATGGCGCAGTTTCTATTGATACTAAATTAGGAATGGATATTAGTGTTGGTGATGATATTAATATTGTAACTGCTGATAGAGATGTTAATATAGTAAGTGGTAAGGGTTCTATATTTTTGGGAAGTGAAGACTTAGAAGCAATGGTTAAAGGTAAAAAATTGGTAGAATTATTAAATGAATTACTTCAGGCAATATTAGACCAGCAATACCTTACACCATCAGGACCAACTGCAATAGGTCCTGTTAATAGAGCAACATTTGCATCAATACAATCTAAATTAGATAATATATTGAGTAAATTAAACCAAACAGCATAATATGTCTTGGCAAATATTCAAAGATAACATTTTAAGATATGCAAATAATCCAGATGCAATTCAGGATATAGATACTATTGCAAAGGTTTATGCAATTGAATATGATGCAGCGGTTAAAAGGGGTGGTGATACTTTAAATAAAATAGCTGTAAAGAAAGGTAATGTTGATGCTATGACTCAATTATTTAAAGCAGCTTTACAAAAAGGATTATCATCTACGGCGGATTATGATTTAGTTGGTGAAATGGGCAAAGGAGTTTTGGCATATTGGGGTGGGGCAATTTTAAATGAATTTCCAATACCAACAATACCAGCACCGGGCTCAACTATAAATGTTTCAATAACTTCTAATTTAGTAAATAATGTGGGAACTTGGCAACCACCACTTTCACTTGGAGTTTCACTTGCAATTGAATCTTCTCAAATAATGTCACAAGAAGAAATTGCCGGAGCTAAAGAAGATTTAGAATCAGCAAAACAAGAGAAACAATTTTTGCAAGAAGAAATACAATCCAATCCATCGGAAGAAACTGAATTTAAATTACAGGCTGTTGAAGAACAAATACAATTTCAAGAAACTAGATTGGAAACAGGTGAAAATTTTTCCGCACCATATGAGGTAGAAGAAGAAACTTTAATAGAAGAACCAAATGAAGAACTAAATAAAGAAGAATTATTAAATATAGGTTTAAAAATAGTAAAATTTGCTAAAAAAGATATAGGTACACTTGAAAGTCCATTACCACCAAATAAACCTGAGAATTCTGGAACTAGAGTTTTACAAATGCTAGGAAATACAGGAATAAATGGACCAGCGTTTTGGTGTGCTGCCGCAGTTACCACATGGTATAAATCGGCGGGAGCAAGATACCCAAAATCTGGTAGCGCATCTTGTGATGTTTGGATGAGTTGGGCAAAGAAAAATAATTTATTTAGTACAACTCCAGTAGTAGGAGCGGCTATTTTATATGGTTCATCATCGGATGCACATCATATTGGTATTGTTGAAAAAATTGAAAATGGTATTATCACAACAATTGAAGGAAATACTTCTGGGGGTGGGTTTAACAGAAATGGAGTTGGCGTATTTAGAAAAACACCAAACAAAAAAGGAATAGTTGGATATGTACTACCAAGCGAATAATATAATATGTCAATAATATCTCCAAATAATAATACAAGCTTAATAATAGATGATTTTATTAATTATGCAACATCACATTTAGCAACAATCGGTGGAGTAATTAATACTGTATCACTATATCCACCTCTGCAAACCCCTGGACCTGGTGTTATTATATGGACAGGATATACTGTAACGCCTGCACAAGCTGGCGGTGTTGTTGTAGAGCAGGTTGATACAACGGAAATAGAATTTACTGAAGCCCAACAATTGGCATCCGATTCAGCTACATTAGAAGGTTCTGATATAAACGAAGCTTCTGCTGCAGGATTTGAAGTACCACAAAGTACAGAATCACCAACATTTGAACAAATAGAGTTTGTAGAAAATGAATTTATATCTGAAGCAGAGAGTGAACCAGACCCACCATTATCAGAAGAAGATAAACCAAAGAATGATATAGAACCTATACCAAATTATAAAACCAAAGTTAAAGTACCAAATGAATTGGTTAGAGCAATGAGAAAATATGGTATTGGAACTAATAATTTAGAAAGAGCACATTTTATAGCACAATGTGATCATGAATCTGGTGGATTTATTTATAAAGAAGAATTAGCATCTGGGGCAGCTTATGAAGGTAGGTCTGATTTGGGAAATGTACAAAGTGGTGATGGAAAACGTTATAAAGGTCGAGGATATATCCAATTAACAGGTAGAGCAAATTATAGAAAGTATGGACCTGTTGCTGGAGCTGATTTTGAAGGAAATCCATCCATAGTAGCAACTCAATACTTTGCAGATACCGCATGTATGTTTTGGAAAAGTAATAAATTAGCAAAAAGATGTACGGATTCTACCACAACAACTATTAAAGTAGTTACTAAAAAAATAAATGGTGGATATAACGGATTGGATGACAGAATACGAAAATTCACAAAATATTGGACAGAATTACAAAGAGACCCTACTCTTTGGACTTAATTCTTAAAATACTTAATTCAAATATTTATAAACATAACAAACAAAGAATAGAATATTATGGACATGGATAAACTATTAGAAGCCATTCAAATTCTTATTAAAGAGGAGCTTAAAGAGCAATTACCTGCTTTAATTAAGGAAGGTGTGAAGGCTGAAATGAAAAAAATGCTATCTGAATCAAAGGTAGCGCCAAAACCACAATCAAAGGGTATTTCAATGGCTAAGGCTATTTTGGGTGATGAACCAATTCAAGAATCAGTTCAAACCAAACAAACTACACCAACAAAACAATACAGTAAAAATCCAATGATTAATCAAATCCTTAATGAAACAAGAGGAGGTATTCCTCAAGGGGATGGAGGATTTAGAACAATGAATTTTGGACAAGGTGATATGGGTTCTATATTGGGTGGAACAGCAATGGCTGAAAAAATGGGATATGGTGATATGGCTAAAGGACCTCAACCAACTGGATTGGGTGTAAATACTGGAGTAGCTGAAATAGATAAAGCATTGAATAGAGATTACTCAGAACTTGTAAAAAGATTTAAAAAGAAATAATGGCTATTGTACTTGGTAAAAAGATATTGATTGATACAAAAGAATATGAAGAATATGCTATTGGTATCACTTTGCCAATTCAAATAGGTAATACAGCGTTTAATCAAAGTTTTAAAACAGTAGACCAAGCTAAGTCTAATATAAAGAATTTGTTACTTACTAAAAAATATGAAAGGTTAATGCAACCTGAATTTGGTAGTGGGCTACAAGAACTATTATTTGAAATAAATGATGAAGAATTTGCTGATAAAATAGAAAATACAATAGTTGATACTATGGCTTTATGGTTACCATATATAACTGTTGAGAATATTGATGTAAATCAGTCAAACGAATTAAAAAATTCAAATAGCGTAGAAGTTTCTATTTCTTTTAGAGTAGGTGATACGGCAAATTTGGAAACTGTAACATTTAATGCACAAGTATAAAAAATGGCTATAAACACAATAAATAAAAACTTTAAGAATAAGGGTAAGGATATAAAATACCTTAATAAAGATTTTGCAAGCTTTAGAGAAAATCTAATTGAATTTAGCAAAACGTATTTCCCAAAAACATATTCTGATTTTAACGAATCATCTCCTGGTATGATGTTCATAGAAATGGCATCTTATATAGGTGATGTATTATCTTACTATACTGATGATACTTTAAAAGAATCATTAATGCCATACGCTGAAGATATTCAAAGTGTAATAGCATTATCTCAATTTTTAGGATATAAACCAAAAGTAACATCTCCGGCAATATCAACATTATCTGTTTATCAATTAGTTCCATCAATTGGAACTGGTGTAAATAATGAACCAGATGAAAGATTTTATCTTCGTATTAAAGAAGGTATGATTATTAGTTCAACTAAAAATGATGTTCAATTTATAACAAGAGATGTTGTTGATTTTTCAAACGAATCGGATAGAGAGATTGTAATATACGAAAGGGATATAAATACTGGAGAAGCTACATTCTATTTAATAAAAAAATATGTTCAAGTAATATCAGCAGAAAGACAATTAAAAGAAATTGATTTTGGTAATTATGAATCATTTCAAATTATAAATTTGGATGAAACGAATGTTATTGAGATATATGATGTTAGAGATAGTAATGGTAACAAATACTATGAAGTACCATACTTAGCACAAGAAATGGTATTTTTAGATTATCCAAACACCGAATCAAATGACCCAGATTTATATCAGTTTAAATCAACAGTTCCATATATTTTAAAAACAATAAAAACTCCAAAGAGATTTACTGTTAAAATAAATGAAGATAGTACAACAACTATTCAATTTGGAGCTGGTGACCCAACTGCATCAGATGAACAATTAATTCCAAATCTTAAAAACGTTGGATTGGGATTACCAAACTCTATTAGTAGATTAGAAGAATCATTTGACCCAACAAATTTCTTAAAAACAAAAACATACGGAACATCACCAGCCAATACAACAATAACTGTAAAATATTATACAGGTGGTGGAGTTAATTCAAATGTTGCAAGTGGTGAACTTACTAAAATAAACGCAGTGGAATTTGAAGAAAACACAGCATTATTTAACGCAGCTGAAAGAGTTATATATAATTCATCAAAAAATTCATTAGCTGTTGATAATGAAGTACCTGCTGTTGGTGGTAGGGGTGCAGAAACAATTGAAGAAATTAGACAGAATGCATTGGCAAACTTTGGTGCACAAAATAGAGCAGTAACCGCAAAGGATTATCAAATAAGAGCTTTATCAATGCCAACTAAGTTTGGTTCTGTTGCAAAAGCATTTGCAGTTGCAGATGGTACATTGGATAATAATTCACCATCATCTATACTAGCATCTCCAAATCATTTGCAAGAATTTACGGATTTGGTTATGAGTTTTGTTAATAAACCAGATTCCGAAGAACCAACTCAAGCTACTGTTCAAAGTGAAATTACTAAATTTTTAATTGGTAAAACATCAAATGAAAATGAAAAAAATAATCCATTTGCAATTAACTTATATTTGTTAGGTTATGATGTAAACGGACACATTACAAATTTGAATAGAGCGGTAAAAGAAAACATCAAAACTTATTTTAATGAATATAGAATGCTTACTGATGGTATTAATATAAATGATGGATTTGTTATTAATATAGGTTTGGAATTTGAAATTATAGTTTATCCAAATTATAATAAAAATGAAACACTTACTAAGGCGATAATAGAACTTAAACAATATTTTGATATTAATAATTGGCAATTTAACCAAACAATAAATTTAAATGAAGTTGAATTACTACTAGCAAATATTGAAGGTGTACAATCAGTACCAATGTTAAAAATAACAAATAAATGTGGTGGACAATATTCACCAAATTCATATAATATAGATGCGGCTACTAAAGATAAGATAGTTTATCCATCTTTAGACCCATCGGTTTTTGAAATTAAGTTTCCTGATGCAGACATTAAAGGTAGAGTAAGATAATGGCATACTATTTTATGACAGCATCAAAAGATGCAACGGTATATCTACAACAACCAAACCAAAATACAGGTTTGGATGAGATATTAGAAATAAGCAAACTATATTATGGTAACATAAAAGATATAGCTCATGCTTTATTAAAATTTGAAGTAGGATACCTATCGGCATCTCTATCTAATAACACATTAAAAATGAACGAAGCAACTCTTGTTTTAAAAGAAACAAAGAGTGAAGAACTTCCATTAGAATATACAATTTATGCTAATGCAGTTTCTGGTGCTTGGGAAATGGGTAAGGGTACTCGTTTTGATAACATATCAACAACTGGTGTAACGTGGAATTATAGAGAAGGTGATTCTAAACTAGAATGGCTTCAGAATAACTTTAATCCTGGTACAACGGCTACTGTAAATAATGGAGTTGGTGGTACTTGGTGGACTGGATACCAATCATCGCAGGGATTTAATTACCAAACAGCTGATATTAATATGGATGTTAAATCTTTATTGAGAAGTTGGATGAGCGGTTCTATTCCAAACGATGGTATTATATTAAGACATTCAGTTGATAAAGAAATTGATACACAAGATTATGGTACTATAAAAGTATTTAGTAAAGAAACAAATACAATATATCAACCAAAGATTAGAATAGGTTGGGATGACCAATTGTATGTAACGGGTTCATTAAATGCTTTAACTTCGGAGGATATAAAAGTTGGAGTTACTAATTTAAAAACAGAAGTTAAACTTGGAACTAACCCAAAGATAAGAATATTTGCTAGAGAATTGTATCCTATTAAAACGTTTACTAATCAATTTTCATATAGTACATCGCATTATCTACCAACATCATCATATTATCAAATTAAAGATGTTGCATCTGATGATATTATTATTCCGTTTTCTGATTATTCAAAAATTAGCTGTGATGAAACTGGTAATTATGTAAATTTAAATCTTTCTAATTGGGAAGCTGGTAGAACTTATAAAATAGAATTTAAAATTAATATGAACGGAAACGTTCAGTATTTTGATGAAGATATAACATTTAGTATTGTAAAAAATTAAGATGGCTCAGAAAACTGGATTACAAAATGAAGCATTGATAAGTGAACTTTTAGTTAGTGGTTCGTCTGCTATTAAAACTAAAAATGATTTTGGTATTCATACATTTGAGCAAACAAGTAATTCGGATGGTGTTATATCGGCTAAATTAGTAAAACCTAAATATAATCAAAATGAATTAATAAAATCAATTGATACAGTAATATTTGAATTATTACCTGTGGCTCCACCACCAATTGATGATAGAATTCCAAGACCTGTATATAATCAAGTAACACAATCTGTAATTGATTTAACTGCACAAGTAGAACAATTGACTACTGAAGTTTTTACACTAAGAGCAAAAGTTCAAGACGTAGAAATTGTATCAGAAAGTTTAAAAGTACAATTGGATTTGAAAGACTTAAATGTAGCATCTTCTCAAAATCAAGCTAGCCAATTAACATCTAAAGTTACTAGTACAATTACTGAATTGCAAAATTCCATGCAAAAAGGAACATTAGAAGCAATTCAAAGAGTTTCTTTGTTTGCTAGAAACCAATCATTGGAACAAGAGTTAAGTACACTAAGAGAAGCGGTATCTGCAAAAGAGCAGGCATTGGCAGCTGGAGCACTTTCAACAGGTCAATTAGCAAGTATATTATTTGGTGGCGCAGGTGACCCAACTAAATCTCCTGTTGAAGGTATAATGATAGCTATGGATTATGGTGGGGGATACGGTTCAACTGCAACTACTGGTAAATTTGCTGCATCTGGTGGACCATTTCCAAATACTTTTAGAAGTTCGTTTGAAGTAATTGCATCATCGGCTTTAGCTGGTGGTAAAGAAATAGAAGTGGATGTTAAGTTTAGTGGTGGTAAAATGACACAATCGCCATTTGATTTTGGATTCACACTTCCTGTAAAAGTTAAGGGAGGTGATACTAAGAAATTTGATATGAGTAAACCATCTTCATTTTTGGGAACAATACAAGGTTCACATGGTTCTAGTTTCTTTTCTCGTTCAAAAGCAACTGTGTATGATTACACTATGACTATATCAGTAACATCCGAAGGTAAAACGGAAAACAAAGAATTTAAAATGAGATTATACCACCACGGATAAATAATATAATATAATGGCAATAAAAACATTTAAAGAAATACTGGATAACAAAGGATATCGAATAAACTCAAATGATAGAAAAATATTTGAGCAAGGTAATTTTCAATCTTTTTTTGGATTAAGTAATTCTGATGCTATTGAATTTGTTGTTTATGATGTAAATGATAATCAATTACCACAAAGAGATGGTAAATTAGTTAGATATATACAATTAACAAATCAAAGCATAGCAGATTATTTTATGATAGCTGAAGGTACTATATTTCAAAAATATAAATTACCAAACGAATATTTTATTGATGTTGAAAGATTATTACGAGAAGCGGGGTATAACAATGGTATATTTAAAACACAAATTACACTACTTAATAAAAGAGTAGGTAGTGAAAATGATGATGATAAATTATGGATTTCAGAAATATCTCCATCAAGAACAGAAGTAAGATTGTTTCCAATAAAAAGTAAAACTGGTATAAATAAAGAATTGGAAGAACGATTTGGATTATTTTTAAGCGGACAAGAATTTAGAGATGATACAATAAACTCGGCATTTAATTTTATAGAAAAAATAACACCAACTGTTATTGGTACTTTTATGAAACAAAAATATAGTGAAGCTTGGGTGAATAAAATGATTGGAGAATTTAAAATAAAAAGCTTTGAAAACTTTTTAACTCTAATTCATACAAAATTTTTAGAATCCGCAATATATGAATTTACTGGAAAAATATCTGATTTTAATGATATTAATTATGGTAAACCAAATGGAGCTGCACAAAAAATAGCATTATCTAGAAAAGAGATAATTGAAATATGCAAAAAACTTTTAGTATCATCTGTTAATTATAATTTACCTAAACAAGACATTACTAATAAAGCTACATTTGATACAAAAATAGATACATCATTTGATGAAGTAGGTAATGTATTACAAAAATTAGAATCAGAAACTGTAATAGATACTACATCTCCAATAATAAAAACCGCAGTAGTTAGAAAATTAATTCAAACGGATGTAGAATTGGAATTGGAGAAAAAAATTAAAAAAGAATTACCAGAACCAGACGTAATAATAGTTACACCAAAGGAAGAACCACCATATAATCCACCATCATATGGGGGAGGCGGCGGAGGCGGCGGACAATTCGATACCCAATCATTATACGAATATAATGGATATAATAATAGAGTTTTTGCAGACAGACCTGATAATATGGCACAAAGATAAAAGAATTAATTAATGAAAGCAATAGATGAAATATTATTTGATAGCGGATTTGGTTCTAACGATTCCTTTAACGGCGGCATTTCACAAGAAGTACTGAATGCAACAGGAGGTGGGGGTGGTGGCTCTGTATCAACTGGTGGTGGAAGTTCTGTTGTAATAACCAATACGCCAGGAACACCTCTATCAAATGATACATATATAGTAAGTGTTGCATCTAACATATCAAATGCATCTATTTTAGTCAATGGTGAAAATACATTTAAAACTACACCAAACAATATAAACATTAATTTATCGGATATATTAAGTGGTGGTGATAAAGTAATCACTATTGAAAAAAGTGGATATAAATCTTCTGAAAAATATATAGTAACATTAGTACCAAATTCTGAATATAATTTAAATGTAGATTTTAATATAAACCCGGCATCATCTATATTTGGTGGAATGGGTGGGAACTTTGGTGTTAGTGGATTGGCTATGTTTAATAGTATTCCTTCTATTGATACGAACAAACCAATATATTCCAATACTCCATATTATAAACTTAATATAAAATATTTTAATAATGATATTGAGCAATCTTATGATAATAATGGTGGAAACATTAAAAATATTTCTTTTAAATTAGAAACTAATAATGTAACGCCTATCGAAGATACAAATGTAGTTCAATCTACAACTATATCTTTAGATGGAAATGATGATTCTGCGATAGCTATAATAAGTGATGGAAATGGTATAACAGAAAGAATTAGTTTAAAATCAGGAATAAATAATATAGTAGCTGAAGCTGGTAGTTTTGTTACAATACAAACAGCCAATATCAATTCGTATAGAATAACAACTATACAAATCCAATCAGAAGCATTTGAAACAAAGACATTATCAGCAGCATCCGATACCGAAAGTATTTCTACAAAATTAACATTAGATGGTTCTAAATTTGGCGCATCTGTATCTACGGAAGCATTTGAAACAGTTAATGTAAACACTCCAATAATATCATTAATTGATAATGAAAAGAGAGAATATAATATAAATTCAAAAGCAGATGTTCCAATTGGCATATTAAAAAATACAAATACAACATCGATTGAATTAAGAATTAATAATATTATTTATAATTTTGATAACTTAGGTGATAGTGATAGAGCTGTAATATTAATACCAGCAAAGGTATTCACAAAAATTGGAAATTATAAAGTTATATTAATACCAAAATCAGCAGGAACAGCTAGACTATTTGGTATAAACGGAACTGATGGAGAGCCAATTGAATTTTCAATAAATGTTGTAGATGCTGTTTATGTTGGTGTTCCTGATATTAGAAATATACAATACCCTTCTTTAATTAAAGGTCCTGATTATATTGGTGCTAACGTAGATTTTATTATAAGTTATGAATCGGTTAATACTGATTATGTAAAAATATATAAAGTAGGTAGTAGTACTTTTATTAAAGCAACTGCAAGTGGTGAAGTTAGTTTAAACTTTTTACAATTATTAAGTTTAGATGGCACTCAAACATCTCAAAGTGAGGATTTGGTGAGTATGGTATTAAAATTAGTACCGTATAATGAGCAAGGTAAAGAAGTTGTAATTGGTAAGGAAGAATTTATCACAATACAATTAGATAAAGGTGATATAACAATACCAAGAGATACGGCAATATCTAGAATAGCCGATGGGTTTATATCTCAATTTGATGATAAAATTTTTGATGATGAATCTTCAAAATATCTTACGCATTTATTACACTTAGGTAATGGTGATAATAAAGTAGTAACAACTTGGGTTGGTAGTGATAATTCATTAATTTTAAAATTATACGAACCATTACCAACATCAGTACAACCAAATCAGCAAGTTTGGATTTCTAAAGTACAATCAAATCCAATCGTAGAAACTATAACAATAAACGGATTTGATGAATCGTATTGTCCACCATTAAAAGGACCTAATTTTACATTAGAAGAAAGTAATGGAGTGGCATATCAGGTATTTGATGATTTAATAGCTAGTGGTTCTCAAACATCTACCAATTTAATAAATAAATATTTGGAAGGTAATGGTATAGATACTACTATATTAAATATTGAATATGTTAGTGGCTCTACTTATATGTTTGATAATTTTTCACACTTCGGTTCAGCTGAAGAAAGAGTTAATAATTTCTTTTATAAAGTAACTTTACTTGAAAATTATAAAGCAAAATATGAAGGATTAACAACTACATATAATGCTGAATATTCGGAAGGAGAGGGTGGTATATTGACACAAGATGGATATCAAACAATTACTGAAGATGGTATTTTTGAAATTCAATGGGAACGTGCTCAATTTACAACTGTAGCTAGAGCAGATGAAGCTAAAAGGGTGTTGGAAACTATTAATGGTCTTATTAGAAGTTTAGATGGATTTGAGAGTTTCTTATATAAATCTACTAATGCATTGGCATATCCAAAAGAAATGTATGTACATCCTATAACTGGATTGGGTACTTATATATTAAGACAAACAAACCATTCAGAAGTAATTGCTTGGTATGGCTCTTTAATTGATTTGGCAGCAGAGTATGATAAATACAATCCGGATTATTTAGTAAATAATATACCTGAATTTATCAGAGAAGATTATAATAATAATGATTTTTTAGTATTTTTAGATATGATAGGCCAACACTTTGATATTGTGTGGGCTTATATAACAAATTTATCTAAAACAAAAAATTTAGAGCATAAGCAGGTTAAAGGATTTAGTAACAAATTAGTTTCAAACTTGTTACAATCATTTGGTTGGAATCCTAAAAAAGCATTTAATTCTCCATTCTTATGGGAATATGCGTTTGGGCAATACAAAGATGGTTTCCAAAAATACCAAATGTCTTTGGCAGATGCAAATGATGAGGTTTGGAGAAGAATATTAAATAATTTACCTTACTTATTAAAACATAAAGGTACTGCTAGAGCTATGAAAGCTATTATGGCTTGCTATGGTGTACCTCAATCTATGTTGACAATAATGGAATTTGGTGGACCACAAGACCCAACAGCAGGCGGTGTTTCCAAATTTACATTTGATGATAGAACTGCAGCAATTTACTTAAAGGGAGATTTAAATAATAACGGAAGTTCTAATGTAAAAGTACCTTGGCATGTTATTGGTTCTACTGGAGATTATCCAAATTCAATAGAATTTAGAGTACTACCTTCAGAAATACCATCGCCAAAATATTCTTTAATATCTGGAAGCGAATGGAGTTTAGATTTGGTTCAAACAACTGGTTCTTTTGGTAGAATAGAATTAAATTTTGGTGGTGACCAATCTACTAGTACATATTTTGAAGTAACATCAAGTGGTAACGAATATATAACTTCATCAATCGAATACGTTTTAGGTCCTGATTGGAAAACAAATAGTTTAGATTTTCCAATTTCAACAGAGTACTATTCAAACGTAGCAATTAATAGACATAACAATCCTGATTCATCATCTTGGTTTGAAGTTTGGTTAGCAACGTCAAATGGTAGTAGAATAATAACTTCGGTTAGTATGTCTATTGCAACTGTTGATACTCAATGGGAAACTGGTTCTCATTTACAAATTGGTGGAAACGGATATGATGGTAATGTGGATGAGTTCAGATTATGGACTGTACCTTTACAAAGAAGTAAATTTGAAAATCATACTTTATTCCCTGATGCAATCAATGGTAATGATTATGATTCATCTACAAAGGATTTAATGTTCCGTTTGGATTTTGAATATCCAAAAGATAGAACTATAACTGAAAATAAAGGAATTAAGAATGTAGCTATTAGTGATAACTATGGAGAACCATTTGCATCGGCAAGTAATATGTATTCAGCATCTGCGTATCCATATCAATACACTCCATATGATAGAACTGTAACAGCAAATGTTCCATCTTTAGGATTTAATGTTTCTAATAAGATTCGTTTTGAAACGCAAACATTAACAACGGATTTATCATATAAACAAAGAGCAACTAAAAAATCATTTGATAGAGCTCCTGTTGATTCAAATCGTTTAGGATTATTCTTTTCTCCAATTAAGGAGTTAAATATGGATATCTTAAAAGCATTTGGTGATTTTAATATTGATAATTATATTGGTGACCCATCGGATGAATACAAAGATTCATATAGACAATTGGATATTTTAAGAGGATATTATTTTGAAAGATTGGATAATAGAGATATCTACGAATATATTAGATTGGTTAAATATATTGATAAATCTTTATTTGAGGTATTGGCAGAATTAGCACCTGCTAGAACGAATATATCAAAAGGATTATTGATTGAACCACATTATTTAGAAAGAAGCAAGACTCGTTGGAATAAACCAGAATCTTTAAAAAATGATTTTGCAACATCAATCAATACACAAGATGATATATATGTTGATTCCGAATCTATACCAAAAGATGCACATTTGGATATTCAAAATGTAACTTCATTTGACACATTGGTTAGTAACAATAATGGTACTATTGATTTGGAAGAAACTACATTTGAAACATCCAATCCTAATTACGAAACAAGCATAACTGCAGCTAGTCAAACATTAGAAGCAAGTGCACCAATGTATTCGGTAGCAATTCAAGTACCTACTGGTAGTAGTTTATCTGGAGAAGCAGATTCTTTTACATTTACTGAAATTGGAATGGATAAAAATTCATTAGCTAATAGAGGATATGGATTGTATGCAAAGCATGGTGTTTCTAAAACTTATTATTATGATGATGTATTTGGAAACCATACTGGAAGTAGAGAGAGTGTATTTATTGTAAAAGAACAATATACACAAAAAATCAATACTCAAGTAGCTGGATATCCAACAACTCGTTCATTAATATATCCGGGCGAAAGAGTTAAATATGTTAAAATACCTACTGTAAAATATAAATACAAAGTTAGTAGTATGGCTTGGAGTGGCAGCGTTTCTTTAGGAAATGGGGTAGTAGAAGTACAAACATTAAATGGATATTTACCAACACACTATAAATTTGTAAGTAATTTATCAGAAGGTATGAAACGTTCATACTTTATGGGGTCTCAGCAAACGCCATTAACAACGCCTGATGGATTATCGCCAGTAGAAACATTTACTACTAATCCTAACATTCTTAGAGTTGCTAAGACTGGTAGAGGTAGTGGTGAACCAATTTTGGAAGTTGATTAATAATTGAAAATATTAAATAGTTATATTTATTTTAAGAAATAGATTAAAAAACAATATCAAATGGCATATTTAGATAACACCGAAATTACAGTAGATGCAATTCTTACCAAAAAAGGTAGACAAAAGTTAGCATCCGGTCAATCATTGAACATTACAAAGTTCGCTTTAGGTGATGACGAGATTGATTATACGTTATATGAGCCAGCACACCCAAAGGGTTCGGCTTATTATGATTCAGCAATAAGAGCAATTCCTATTACGGAAGCTAGTCCTGATGAAACTCAAGTATTGAGATATAAGTTAGTTACTTTACCAAAAGGAACAACTCAAATCCCAACTATAAGATTAGGCGTACCTTCAATTAGTGTAAACCAAAGTGAAGGAGCTGTGGGATTATTACCAACAACTTCACCTTCTGGGAATACAAACGCTGGATACACAATGTTGTTAGCAGACCAAAGAGCTGGTACAATTACTGTAAGTAGAGGAGCAGCTGGAACTGGAACTACATTATTCTTAGGTGAAGAAGTAACAACAACAGCACAAGTAGTTACTGGATTAGAATTCAGATTTACTCCAAATCCAAACTTAACTGTGGATGTATCAACTACAATCACTGTTTATGGAAACGAAACTGGAGGTTCTCAAACTATCCCTGTAATCGTAACTTATAAAGCATAAAATAGAAATATAAAATGGCATTAATAAACACACCATCGATAACCAGCCAAATAGCAGCTTTAGCTAATTCTGGTACAATTGATACTAATCAAATCGTAACCCTTTTAAACTCAGCATTACCTGCTGGGCAACAAATATCAACTGTAGGTGAAACTATAACTGGTATCTATAAGAGATTCGGTGAATTTGATAAAGTAAACGCTAAAGTAGAAATCGTAACAACTGGATTATGGGCAAATGATTCTGGTTCATTAAACGTATTCTTTACCGCATCATCACAAACAACTGCACAAAGTGGTAAATACTATTATAATGTGTATGACCAAAATCCTTTGTTAAGTGAAACTGAAGAAGTTCAATTCGCTATAGCTTATGGACACGTTGATGGTAGTGGTTCTGTTAGTTTATCAACTGATGATAACGCATTGTTACCTACAAAAGCAACATACGCTCAGTATAAATCAATGTTGTTAGACCCAACTGATACTAAGTTCCAATTTGATAATGCATCTGGAGTAGCAACTGATACAAATGGTATTTATATCATTAATGTGGCTAGAGCAAGATATAGAGAAAAGATGGATGCTGGTAACTGGTCATTATCACTTTCTGGTTCTAATGGTTTATTTACATTTATCGATAATAGTGGTAAGAAGTTCGGTGATTCTTACGGATTAAGTGGTAATGTATTTAAAGTAGTTAGAGGTACATTGAATTTAGGAACTCAAGCTGAAGCAACTATAACAGCAACCACAGACTCATCTACTGGTGAAGGATATGGTGAATTCTATCCTGATAGAGGTATTATTATTCTTAACGCTAAAGCAGTTGGAACAACTGTTGGAAACGTTTGGAATGAAGTATTCCAATCACAAGGTTCATTAGTACCATCTGATTCAATAGCAGCTGATATGGAAAACCATAAGAGATTGTATTACGCAATTAAAAATGGTAAAGATTTTGAAGCTCGTAGAACTGAAAATATTTCTACTCAGCATTTCTTTGTAAGAGCAACGAATAGACAATTTAACTATTCTAACAATCCTACATATATTGATGCAAACGGATTCTTTACTGAACCGACATTCGAAACTGACCCACAAACGTTTATTACAACTGTAGGTTTATTGAATGATGCAAACGAATTAATTGCAGTAGCTAAAACTTCTCAACCAATTGTTAAATCATTTGATAAAGAAGTTTTGATTAAAGTGAAATTATCATTCTAATTAAAAATTAATATAATATGAAAGCCCCCTTAATTGGGGGTTTTTCATTTGTGGAATATTTATATAAAATCAAAAGATTAGATGCTTAAAGAAATTCCAAAATCCGATATCATTGTTAGACCATTAAAGGTCTATAAAGAATGGACATTAGATGAAAATGATGTGTATCCAGTATTTGGCGAAAATGGAGATAATACGTTTATTGATGTTGATAACGATTCTAAAAGTCACGGATTAGTAAAAAAGCTAGTATATCAATCAATTAAATCTCAATTTTATTTAAATCCAGAGACATCTTCATTATTAACTGAAGTTGGTAAAAGACATTCGTATGCATCAAAAGATGAAAGAATAATTGAAGATGATATTGCAGTAATATCAATACCACAAATATACTATGGAGAGGGAATTAAAATTGGAACAGTTAGTTTGGAAGATGAACAATTGGGTAGAACTTATACAGATGATGGATATTCAAACCTTATTGATTCTGGTAGTAATATAAAAGGAAACATATTTTATGATAGAGGGCTCATTGTTATAACTAAAGATATAGTTAGTGGTTCTGTATTATCTCAATTTACTTTAAACTTTCGTTCAACTAAAACAATATTTGAAAACGAAGTGTTTATTTCAGTATTGGAAAGTGAATTTAATTTCTCACAAAATCCATCGGCAATATATGAAGATGGTGGTAGAAAATATACACAATTAGTAAATAGACCTAATGTTGTTAGAGCAAAACCAAATGATTTAGTGACACAAACAATAACAGAACGTGGTGTACAATATGTAAGAAATTCAAAATATCCATATGTTTCTAAATTAAATGATGATAAATATGGTAGTTTTGATGATTTTGAATATAGTGGTTCAATAGACCCAACCGGTTCTTATTTGGCACCATATATTACAACAATTGGATTATATGATAACGAATTAAATATGGTTGCGGTAGCCAAATTACCACAACCAATTAAATCAGAGCCAAACTATCCAATAAATTTTATCATACGTTTTGATACATAAGGTTATATTTATACTTACATAAACAATATAAAAAATGTCAAAAATATTAGATTTATATGGTACAACTGGACCTAAGACAGGGGCAGCAAACCTAAAAGGCGGTGATAAAACTCCTATAAACGCAGATGGTGGTAGAGATTTATCAAAAGATGAAACTAGACTTACTAAAGCTAGGAAAGGTGCAGTGAATACTTCAAAAAAGTATTCCGATGCATTTAAAAAATAATCAATGAGTTGGAAATTTAATGGAAATATTGTTACAGAGGAAAACACACCGGAAGGTGCGGTTGGGTTTGTCTATAAAATGATACACATACCAACTGGTAGATTTTATATAGGGAAGAAATCCCTAAATCAAGTTCGAAGATTGAAGCCCCTTAAAGGCAAGACTAGAAAGAGAGTTGTTAGAAGTGCTTCCGATTGGGAGAAATACTATTCATCAAACGAATGGATTAAATCCGAAGTAAAAGAGGGTAGAGCTGGTGATTTTGAAAGAGAGATTATCCAGTTTT